TGTACCTAAAAACGATCAAAGCTATTCCATTGTCTATGCAGTACTGCGCTTTTTTTTCATCTCTTTTCTGAGCTTGTTCAAAGTCATACTTGGATTCAAAAAATCTACTAGTATAATAAAAATGCTGTCTACCATGATACTCTGCTGCTATTTTATATTTAGGGCAAAATACATCCAGCTTTAACTTGTCACCTATATGGTGTTCATTAATGATTTCTTCACCAGGAAGAAGTTTTTGCATTATCATCGTCAAAGCAGTTTGGCCTCTAGACATTTTTTTTCTAGAATTTTTCAGCCACGACAAACCAAGAGAATTTATTTTCTTATTAACTTCCGGTATAGATACGTCTAATTGCTTAGCGATTTCGCTAATAGATAAAGATGTATCAAAAAGAAGATCAGTAAGAAAATTAATATCATCTTCTTCTAGCTTTTTGTATTCTTTTTTCATGCCACGCTTACTGTTTGAGGAGTCTTACTCAAACTTAATGTTTTACCAAAATCTAATACTGACATGTTCAAGTTTTCCCATATCTTAGAAGCCAACGCCAAACCAAGGACGCCACAATCCATAATGCAGTAATCTACTCCACCCTCAAATTCGGTTAGTTGAGCATATATATTATCTAATTTTTCATAGTAATTGGTATACGCAACGTTGATTATGTGGGCACTATTGCCAAAATGTTTTTGTATAAGCTTCTTATCATGAAAGGTGATAACAACGCTTGGAGAATTCTTTATGTAATAGTTAACTGTTGAGTTATATACATCTTTATTATTCATGTAATAATATTCAAAAATATTTGAATAATAGTACGTTCCATTTTTATGGAGACCTATTTTGTAATGCTTTCCATCCTCTATGTCAGAAACCAATGAATGAGATATAGCTTTCATCATCATAGGATCATTATTTTTCAAGGAGGCGATTACGCTCTTGGCAAAGTGTGAAGGAAAGGAGTTATCTGAACTTTTACTTAGAGCGATAATTGCCGACTTTGTAACGTTAATGTAAGAAAACTTTTTGTTCTTTTCAAGAGCCAATGTAATGTTTTTGATTGATTCAGCGGGGTTAAGACAGGTCATTTTTTTCTCCTAATTATATACCAAATGTACCCCAGTCAATTAAGACTGGGTTTTCGTCCATTATTGAATTAATATGATCTCCGTTATGAAATCTACCACCATCTATCTCTGAATATCTTGAATATTTATCTTTTTTGTCGGAATCCTTAACATATCCTAAATGTTGCATGACTAAACCGGAGTTAAGCCACCAATTTCTTTGGCGAATCCAATCTGCTACATACGTAGGCTCTGATCCACAGGCGAGTTGTCTATTTGCAAATCCGCCATTTGGAACAAATCTAAATATTCTTGAACTATTGTTTGGCGCCCAAAGTTTATCCACTCGATATTGAGAATCGTTCCACATATGATAGAACCTAACATTAACAACATCATTTGGAGACTGAGCCAAAACATCTCTTATTGGCATTTCATTAATGTGATGTAGCATCTCGTCGCAATCTATAGCGATTATCCAATCGCCAACAGAGGCAAACTTTTCTAAGTTTCCCCACGCAAAAGCTCTTAGCTTGCCTTCGTGCACTTTGAATAGAGGTTCTGGACTCTGAAAAACTTCTGCGTATTTTGCAGCTATTTCAATAGTGTTATCATCAGAACAATCATCTGTAAAAACAATCTTATCTACTTGTGAAGATAGTCTTTCTAAGACATCTTCAAGAAATCTCTCGGATTCATTCTTGCCTATCATTTGAGCTATTATCATAAAATATCCAATCCTTAGAAACAGCTTGAGGGGGATTGCTCCCCCTCAAGCCACAACAAATACGTTTGCTGAACTACTCAGCCAACGAGCTGATCGTGGGCCTCAACAGCCGAGATGCGCTCGATCTCAACGTCCTTGAAGATTACCTCTCCAGCAACGCCGACTGGACGACGACCAGTTGACATAGCCAGCTTTTCCGCCTCGGTCTTATTGTTGGCCTTGACGATTGCTGTTGTTGTTACTGTGAAATACTTCAACTTGTTATCTGACATTGTATTACCTTTCGTTAATTTGATGGATAATTGGTTGCGATATATTCTATCGCATCTTGCATCGATGATGCAAGTTTTGTTGCCATATATTTCAAATAAACTCTATTTTTATTTGAATCACAGCAGAAAACTACTGCGGGTTGATTGTTGAATTTAGCCCAAGCTAATTCAAAATCAGTTCCTATATATGGGCGATCTTTGATCATATATTCTACAAGAATTATATCGGCTCTGCGCTGTAAAAACAAATTCTTTTCAACAATTTCTTCTGGAGTTTCATACTCTTTATCGAAGATTAGTGTTGGATCTAAAACATCATAACCAAAAAGGTGCAGCTTTTCAGTAGCAGCTTTTCTCCAACTGCGACCATATTCTTCGACACCTTCAATGGCTCCAGATAAAAATACTTTAAGAGGCATAGCTTACTCCTGGCCAATAATATTCTAGGTCATTTGGTTCATCAAAATACTGTGAATAATATCCAAAGTCTTTACGAAGAAGATTTGATCTATGTGATCTATGGAATTCTTCATTGCCAAACCAGGCTGGCATTACAACAGTTCCCGGTTCTATTTCTTCGTATTGCATATTGTTATTGTATCCTCTACGAACCCATTCACGGATAGTTATATTTTGATATAACTTCAGAGCTGATTCATACCCGGTCCACATTAGCGTGACTGGATGGTTTCGCCAACCTTTCGTAGGCGTTCTTTCAAGTAAAATATTAAGAACTTGAAATGTTTCAACACGTTGCTTCCCCAATCTGCGATAGTCTAATACTTCTACAGATTTTTCAAAATCTGCGTACGGTAAAAATGTTTGCACTTTAGTCCTTTTTGAATTCAGTGAATGTTTTATCGCCTACGCCAAAGTATGCTCTAGCAAGACCAGACGCTATTATAGCATCATTTAGACACTCTTCAGCCTCATTCCACACTCTTGCCAGAACTCTTCCGTACTTTTCGTTCTTATCAATAATAGTTTCAATTTTAACTTTGTGATTGGCGGCGGTTAACCATTGGTCCGTGAACTCTTTTGCAGCTAATCCCATCTTCTTTTCTTCAACGTTAGACGTTCTGCTTTCCGGAGTATTAACGCCATATAAGCGAACTCTACCCTTTTTGAGCACGTCAAAACCAAGGTCAATAATAATATCAAAAGTGTCACCATCAACAACTTTTTTTACCTCTGCATTGTATATCCATGGATTTAATTTATCCGACATTTATATCTCCTTTATTTGATCTGCTATCCATTTTACCACAGGTGATGCGGCTCCGTTACCACACATTTTATATCTTATTGTGTCTGAGTTAGTCTGTCCATCAATACGGAATAAGGTGTGATTATCCGGCCAGCCCATGAGTCTTTCCCATTCAATTGGAGTAAGTCTTCTAACCCTTTTTTCTGACTCAACAACTAAATGTTCTCCCCTACTTGAGGGGACTCCTCCTTGGCCACCGCTTCTAAGGCAACTAGCAATTTCTGTGGAATCTTTTTGTTCTCTCTTGATACTCTTCGAAGAATTCCCATCGCTGCCTTGGCTGAGAGAAAATATTTTTTCTGGACATCTTTTGGCGATAACAGAATCATAGACAGAGATGACGTAAACTCTTCTTCGTTGCTGGGGTATTCCAAAGTATTGTGCATCCAACACTGCCCATTCACTGAAATGCGCCCCTGCTTCATCCATTTCTCGGAGGACTTGCCCAAAGTCGGAACCTCCGTTGGAAGATAAGGCTCCAACAACATTTTCCCAGATTGACCATTTTGGGTATTGTCCATTCGTTTTGGCTCTCATTTCTTTTATTATTCTTGTAGCTTCATAAAATAAAATAGATTTATTTCCATAAAGTCCTGTTTTATTCCCAGCAGTAGATAAGTCTTGACATGGAGATCCAAACGCAATTAAGTCTACTTCCGGTAAATCATATCCATTAACATTTTTTATGTCTTTGAATTTTAAGACATTAGGCCAATTGTACTGTAATATTTGTTGACAATTTTCATCTATCTCTACTTGAAACTTACAGCTCATACCAGCATTATCTAGACCAATATCTATTCCTCCTGCGCCCGAAAAAAGTGAGCCGTATGTTAGCATTGGTGAATTAGTCTCTTTCTATCCCAATAAAATCGCAAGCTCTTCTAAAAATATCTCTACTAACAGAAAACTTACCATCTGCCTCGCCACCAACAGCAGAAGATTTATGCCAACTATGTCCTATTGATACACTGCCATCATAAACTACATTATAGCCAAGATGCCTAGCAAAATAAGAGCACCAGGTTTCCTCATAATAATGAGGAGTCGGCAAAAATGCTCCAGTTGCGTTTGGATACATTTCTCTATATTTAGGATTATTAGTCAGTGTATTCCAAACTTCACGACGAATAAAGTAGGCAGAGCCAGAAACTGTTACGCAATTAATTCTATCTTTAAATAGCTCATCATTAAAATCGCTTTGACGCCATCCCCGATGTCTAGGAGCTGTATTAGTGCCGACTATACCGGCATGGGTGATTAAACCATTCTCATCTCTTTGCTTTGGCCCTAAAATATGAATATCGGGATTTTCATCAAATATATTTGCTGCTCTAACTAAATTTTCATTATCTATCCATACATCAGCGTTGAGTAGGCATATAATATCTGATCTTCCTTCAGCAGCGAGTTGGTTACAAGCAGCGGAGTAGCCAATGTTATCATTATGATAGAATTTATTAATCCTATATCTCTGATAATTATACTTTAACCAATCAACACTATCGTCCGTAGAATCGTTATCTGCGATATACAAATTCCAAACCTTGGGATGATTATGAAGATCATTATGAAGACAATCTAAAAATCTATTTAAAAGTGGTCTTGTATTATAATTAACTACACATAAATCAATCATTATTAATTACCTGCTTGTGTGTTACAGCACCAAAAGCATTTTTTGGGCTCATTCCAAAGTCTACTAAATTTAGAAATTCATCCTCAACAATATCTAGTGTATTGGAATCATAAAATTCAATTAGTCTATTTAAATATTGCGCAACATTTGGCTCTTTTGATTTTTCAACTATTTTCTTTTTAGACTGAGATTTGCCAATTAATGAGCCAAGAGCAAACATCATAAAAATAAAAAGAGTCTTCTCACCATTCTTCATACTCATCATCCTGTAACTCATGGCGATTCTCATTTGCCTGCGCTCTAACTAGATCAGCAACGTCCTTATAATATTGAACATGTTCTTCTTCTGCATCCATAGACACGAAATCATATGTTTCAGCTATATGCATAGCTACATCATAAGGTATGACTATAGCTGTATCTTCTACGTTTAGCTTTAGGCTTATCTTTTTTTTGTATGATTGTTTCTTACTCATTACTTTCTTCCTGATTATTTACTTTATGTATGCTTATACTATCGGTATCGGGCTCAAATGTTATAAAAAAAACATTTTTGTCATCTACCGAATAGCCCTCGGGCGGTGGACTTTCCATCGCAATCTTTTTTGAAGAACAACCATATATTTGGCTGTGTTCTTTATAAACCAATATGTAGTTTAGTTTAGCAGCTGGCATTTTTTACCTCTATAGTTTTTACTGAGCACTTTTCTAGAAAATTCTTAACCTCATGCCAATTAGCATATGCAGTGTCGCAAACATAGTATACAGTTTCAACTGTTGAATTTGCAATCAGTTTAGCGCAAGAGAAACATGGCGGTCCATTTACATACAATTTTTTTGGCCTAGCAGAATAATCTGAATGTAGCAGAGCGTTAGCTTCTGCATGCACTGCTATACAATTATCATATATCGAACCATTTGGTGAATTTTCTATATATCTTGGACAACCACCGTCTTCACAATGAAGCAGACCGCTAGCGCCACCATTATATCCCATCCCAACCACATGTCCAAGATCATCAACTAATATTGCTGCGTATTTCTTTTTTCCACAAGTAGAAAATATTTTAGATATTTGCATACATAAATTCATGTACTGAATATCTTTTCTTGATATAAAATCAACTACCATATTAGCACAGCACCAGCCAAAGCCCCAGCTAACATACTCAATATAACTGCAGTAATCTTTTGTCTTTTTTTAGAGGAATCTAAAGACTGCTGTAGTATTTGCAAAGATATACACCAGTTAAAGATAAATGAAAATACTATTAACTTAATAAGATCTAAAAGTATCACAATTCACCAACAAGTAGTGGTATAGAAACTGGGAACTTATCTATGATAAGGTCTCTTACGGCTTGAGCATATAGTTGTATTTCTTTTTGTGAATCTTCGGCCAATCTCTGAGAGAGAAATAAAGCTATAGACTGAAGACTGCAAGACCACCGATAAACTACATACATTCCATAAGCCGGCAAGAATAATCTTGCTTGCTCAGGTGCTACTCCAGAATTTATAGCCATAGCGTAATGGGATTCACCTTGCTCTATGTAATCTAGTAATTGTTGAGTTAGAATTGCGCCTGTCCAAGGGTCTATCGGACCACCCGAACCCTGCTTTCTATTATCCGGAGCTAATCTCCAATCATCTTTTGATGGAATATAAAACTCAGGATCCATAGTGATATAGCGTCTACTTGACTCATTCCATGAGTCCATCGTATGATCTGCACCAACAACATACTTCCAATGCTGACGAGCAACCATTAAAGGAGCTTTAAACTCAAACGTAGCAAAGGCATGCCTAAATGGAGACATATGATTTTCTCTGGCGAGAAAGTGCAGCAATCGTCCATCTGCAACAGACATTTCTTCAGACTCTTTAGCAAATGAAGCTCTGGCAGCATTTACCACTGAGAGGTCAGACCCCATAACGTCTACGAGTCTAACATAGCCTTTATCTAAAACTTCTATTAAATTACTAGTTTTCTCCATTTTCAGAATCATCCTCTTCAAAATCTTCATCATCATCAATTGTAAAAATAACAAAATTTTCACTTATAGAATCATTAAAATCTTCAGATATTCTATACAGTAAACCTAACTTTTCAAACTCTTCACTACCAGGTTGAACTAAATCGTTTTCACCATTATTTAATCCCTCTATTATTTCCGCTATATTATTCAAGGCGTCGATCAAAGATCTTTGCATTAGCAAAAGCTCTTTTACTGTTAATGGACCATCTTTGAAACAGTTTTCAGAAAAATCTTTTAACTCTTCTGAATTAATTATCTCAGAAAACTTTTTTTCAAAATCAGGATCTTCCGACATATCATACCTTTGCGTTGTCTTTTATAAATTTAATTTCACACGAGTCGGTAGTGCAATACTGCTCTCCTATAGCATCAGCAGCTAGGCCAGCATAAATTCCATCTAGATCTATTGGCAACAAATTTTTTGAAGACTCATCGTAATCATTTTGCTCTATTTGAGTGTACGGCATTTGAGGGTATGTGAAATTACCCTGAGGCAAGAATGATACAGTTTTCAGCTGTCCGTCATACATATGCAATACGGTGCCAACGTGATGCTTCTCTTCTTCTGCGTCAAATGATATAGTCACGGAAACGGAATTGTCAGACCAATATCTTTGAGCTGTTGCAGCCAAAGACATCTTTTCAAAGATTGTTACATCTTTTTCAGATCTACGAGCATCTGACTTAATAGGAAAGAACACCACAGATGTGGTATCTGGAGACTCAGATGCTGGTTCAACTCTATAGTTTGCCATCTTAAATAATGGCAACATTGGATCATCATTTGCGAATCTAATTGCTCTTAGGAAGTATTTGCCACCAGGAGTCCAATGAACACCAGGGGACTCGCCCGCCAAAATTGATACTGTGCCAGAAGGCTTTACGGTAGTAGTCTTAATGGACTCACGTATACCTAGCCATTCTGAATAGATATTATCATATCTCTGCACAGTTTGATATCCACTATCTAGCCACTCTCTTAGTACTGGGAGACCTAATTTGTCGGCAAAGTTTGCAACACCGGAGACAGATGTGCCAATTCTACGATTTCTTTGCATGATAGCGTTTGTTTCCTCCCAGTGAGTTGGAAGAAGCGTTACTGTCTTAGCATATAGGTAAGCAAACTTTAGCGTTCTCCTAAAGTCCTCTAGTGAATCATGTCTATTTAAGTATGTTTCAACTAGGGTGCAGCATTCGTAGGACTCTAAGGACTGCTCTGCGCAAGGGTTATATCCTGCTACACGATGATCCTTGTTGTTTGGCGGATCAGCTAATCTACCATACTTTTTCGACATATCCATCCAGATTACGCCAGGCTCACCATTTCTAGATATTCCATCAACAATATTTGATAGATCTGTGCCAACCGATGTTTCTACCGAGTTATTGGACATCCACCCCCAACCTGGAGATTCGGCGGAATAAGAATTTCTTTCTGGAAACTTTTCAGAATTTTTTAGATTAAGAAAGTCTTGGTCATCCAAACGTCCGATTAAAAGCTCTGCTGATCTACGAACATTGCCAGATACAACACAAACACCTATGGTATTACCAATATCGGCTATATCTACTCTGGTGAGCTTTTGCCCAGCTCTTCCATCAAACATCTTTCTAATATGATTATGCAGCTTTATCAAAGGATCTGGACCAGCTGCAGTACCGCCAAAAGTTTTAATTGGAGTACCCAATGGTCTGATCAAAGAGTAGTCAAATTCCAGAGGATTTTGGTCAGGCTTTAAATATGAATTGATTAAGGAAACGACAGAATTAACCCATCCCTCACGAGAATCCTCAATGGTATCAATCACCATGGGTCTAGTTGGTTCATGTATATTAAAATCTTTATCCGCACCCTTGTCATCGAACCCCACTCCTACGCCGAGCATAGATGCTTCCATGAGAAAACCAAATGGCTTAGCTGGATTGGCCTTTGTCATTTCTGACGTACTAACAAAAGCGCAGTTCTGTAACGCTGCAGAGTTTCTTTGGACCATGACTATAGGGGTCCCCATCACCCACAGGCCTCTACCGGGAGGTGTCCACTTCAAGTTAAACAGTCTATCAAAAGCCTCTTTTGCTGATGCCTGAGCCTTTATATCATTCCATGGCAGTCTGTTCTTCTTGCAGTGTTCTTTTTGTAAAGAGTACATTCCGTTAATTACTCGTTCGCACACATCAACCCAAGTTTCCTTGGTTCCACTTTCCTTCATTCTAGAATACGTTCTTAAGAACGTGATTTCTCCAACAGAATTACCAGCGGCATCTGTATAACCAAATGGTGGTTTAACTTTCTTGTATGTTTCAACGAAATCATCACTTAAACGAAAAGTAAACACGGATGAACCCTCAGACATTTTGCACTCCTACCTTTTTAATATATTGATTGTTTGTTTTATTTAACTCTGCTAATTTTATCTTCTTTATTTGATCTATAGAATAAACTTTGTGTATTTGTTTTTCAAAAAAGTACCCGCTTCTCCAGTTAAATACTTTATCGACATTTGATTTGTGGTTAATAAATATGTTACAAATAACTGCTCCACCATATGCTTTAACCAAATTTGAAAATTTAATCTTCAAATCATTCATATCAATTTGTGAACAATTTTCATTTTCTTCGGTTTTCTGATAAAGCCAATTATAAGCTTGTCTAGTTATCGGAGAAACATCTATGGGATCTATTACGCCGATTTGTATAGCCTGATTTCTAAGCTGAACTACTTTTACGTCTTCCTTAAGAACATCAACATACATAGAAAACCAGTCGTGCTTGTTAAACTGAGCCCAACCAGTGCACCAAAATAATAGATTGGTAGGAGGTTCTGGTATGGCTGTGTTTTCGGTAAACGGCAATATAGTTGCACAGCTAATTGCCTTTTTAACATGTTCCTTAGCTAAGTCTTCACTGCGCAGCTTGTTAACGGAATTAGTCCACAAAGTTTTTATCGACTGCTCCCAACTAACATCAGCAACGTATAGCTTCAAATATTTTTCTGCAATAGAAAGCGGCAGAGACTTGTTTATTATTGCTTCTTGAACCTCTTGTATAGACATCCTTAATCCTAAATAAGCTCGCATAAATTGGTTTAAACATATATACTTGCCAGTATAAAGAGACAGCCCCGTCAATTTCAGACGGGGCCGTTACTCTATTGGCCTTCTGACAGATACATTATATCACGTCACAGCCACTATATAATACTAAATTAACCTTTTAAAGTTGCTGCACTTTCTGCATTACCAATTTTTGTGGCAGCGAAGCCCTTGATAACGCTGATCCCTGCTGCAACCGCAGCCGTTGCAGCGGACTTTAATTCATCCACTCCACCAACTGTGTAAACAGCTACAAAAGCCTGGACTGCAGTCCAGATTGCTCTTTCAATAATATCTTTATGTAATTTAGTCATATAACTCCTTTGTTAAGAATACTTTTTCTAACCAACTTCTCTATAAGAAGATGAAAAGTTAAACCTAACCACACTCCTACTGGTATAATTCCTATTAATGGTTTTTCAGTTAATCTCCAAAAAGATCTAGTTAAAGTTTCAATCTTTTTAGACTTTATAGCATATACGTCGTATGCTATAATTCCCAATGCTAAGGCACCCCAAGCAGTCAATCCGCTTTTTCGCTCTTGTTTTTCAAGAACTAGGGGAGCACTTATGGCATCAGAGAGCTTTAGCCGAAGGGACTCCGTACCACTCTTGAACTTTTTCACGACCATAGTCTCCAGTTGTATTTGCTTGGCCATATCCAGAAGTGAATACAACAGAGCTTGTTACACCCTGGAATTCACTTGGCTTGAATAAACCAAATGTAGCTGGAGCTCCTCCAGCTTCAGTTCTCGGTCCGTGACCGGTATTGGCAAATATATTAGCAGATGTTACACCGTCAAAGATGTAATTATTGTATAGAGAATATTCTCTGTCTGCTCTTGATGCGTGGCCAAAGTCTGATGGGAATGCTTTTGCTCCCGCAAGGCCCTTGTATTCTAGTGGCCTGAATCTAGCTCCATCATATGTTGCACTTCCATCAGGGAAGGTACCAGAAAGTGGATGAACGTAAAGTGTAGTTCCATTAAATACCTGAGAAAGGAATCTATTGCCAGGAAACTCACCGGTACCGGGAGCAAAATGATTATCAGGTGCACCGTCTAATACGTGACTAGTGCTGTAAAGTGGGTAGAAAGAATAGGTACCAGTACCCTTAGACTTTCCGGTCATAGTAGTATATGGATTAACCATCTCAGATGATGATCTACCCTTTAAAACTGGTCTAGGTCCTACATAAAAAGTAGCCATTTATTTTCTCCTTGTCAGAAATCCGTATACTTATAGTAATTTTAAGTTAGATATATTCAATAATTAAATCAGAAAGAACTGGTGCAGTTTTGTCATCCAACTGGTTTAAGGTAACCTCTATCCACACATGGTTATTGGCACCGGGGTTAGTGAGGCTATAGGTGCCTGCATCATCGTATATAATTCTGTAACTGAACGCTTCGTCTAGTTGGCTTTCCGCTACATTATATATCTTGGGTGAGACATTTGTCACTTCTTCTATTACATCGCCAGCTGGAGCAGAATACTTTATGATCATCTTTCCTGTTGGCAGATACTTTTCATATTTAACATCTAGATCAGAAAGACCATATGTGTATACGTATTGTCCGGCCTCTGTTAGATAATTTTTTTGATTCATTTTTATTCTTATGGCTGTTATATTTGTTTCTGGAAACTGGAAGCAAAGTGGACCAGAATTTTTTATAGAATCAGAACCAAGAGTTGACCATCCACCAGGGGCAACTTTTCCTACAGCTGAAGCCACAGAGTCATAGAAACTATTTTTATTTAATGGTATCCAAGTATCTGCGGGTGATAAAGATGGATTATCAACTGTCGTATACTCAATTGAGTATATCTCACAGCCAAGGGCAGGGAAGGGATTTAGTTTGATAACATTGGATCTTAAGATGCCCACAGCATCATTAGGTATTTGGACATACAGCATTAGTTGTGCGCCAGTTGTTGGGTTTGTATTTGAGACTACCGTTCTTTTCCAAACCTTATCGGGCGCGTCTAGAATGCAGTTATATATTGGAGTGCTATCTATTACGGCTCCAGAGGTATCTACTCCGGCATATGAAATATCTATTCTGGTTTTAAAGTAGTCTGGGACTATTTGGCCAACGCCAGATTGGCCAAACTTTAGCTTAGAAAACGAACCACTTGAAACCCTAGGTAGGGTCACGATATTATATATGGGATCAAAGCTTAATAATTCTGTCCCTGGAATAGAAAAACTCGTGCCAACAAAAGTTGCATAGTCGAGCTGTGAAAAGGAATATATTGACAAGGTATTAGAAGCTGATTCAAGAGCTGATACCCTATCGACCAAGTCTTGTATTGCGTTTGCAAGAAATATGTGATCCTTCAAAACCCTCTCGAAAGCAGTGGCAAGTCGGGCATCTATAATATTTGCTCTATTATAAAGATAAACCAGGTCTTGATAGTTTTCTTCTATCCTGGCATTATAGTCTGAGCTATCTACTGGACCGTTATATTTATAGTCTCTTTTTTTAGTTTTTAATACATCAGTCATATCATTCACCGTTTTCTAATCTAGAAACTTTATTAATTAATCTAGACAATTTTCCACTTAACTTATTAGTAGTATCTATTGTCAATGTTTCCAATGAAGGGCTCGCTTCATCTATGTATCTTTGTAAAGTTGGAAAGTCATACGAGATACCATCTTCTAACTTTGCCTGCTCCGTATAATCTGTTATATCGCCAATAAAATATTTTAACTTATCCAGAATAGAATTATCAACTTCGTTTAAATGGTTTAGTATTCTAGAAAAATCTATCTTCAATAAATTACTTTCTAAATTTTCCATTAAACTATTTCTAGGTGACTTGAACTTAACTCTATCAATCTGATAAAGCGGTTCAATTATTCTATTTATTTTATTAGAATTTCTATAGCTAATAGCCATTTTATCCTTCTTCGTTGTGCCTAAATTTTATTCTTATATTATCTATTATTGGAGAAATCAATGGATTCTTATCTCTATACAGGTCAGCCCTATACCTGACTGCTTTAACTATATTGGAATTCTCCCCATAATAGACTAGTTGAGATGTACCCGCTAAATGCCTAGAGCTCAAAATTTCCTGTGCGCCAAATGCCTGATCCACGGTAAATACGTAATTTGATTGCGATACTCTTTGCCTAAATTCGTATGGATCAAGATATGAATAGTAGTCCAAAAATACAGTTCCATAATCGGACAGTCTTCTTCCAGACATTATATTGAAAGTGATAAGGCCTTCAAAGTTTTTATCATACGTTACTTTAATATAATTAATTCCGGTCTTAAAATCCCACTCAATGTCTTTGGACAAAACACCAGATGGAAGATCTGCGATTAAAACATCATTTAAATATATGGCTAATGTAAAATCTTCTCTACTTTTAGTCACAGTATGTATTACGGTATTATCCCTTGTTGCAGAAAGACTGGTCTCCAACAATCCGGAACATATACCGTTAAAACCAGGATTTATTGCATTGAGTTGATTTTCAATAGGGCTAGTCTGAGTGATATCAGATGAAGATTGTGAAATCTTTTGTGTCCATATATTTAAAGACTTATAATATTGTTCTGTGATATTAGAACTAGAAGATCTAAGAAGCGCATAGTTTCTTATTGAATTTATTCCATTTAGAATAAAAGGTTGTTTTATCTGTTCCGCACCAACATTGCAGACTCGATAAACGGTTTTCCCAGAATATATATTTGTATTTGGATTTAATTCGTTAATATTTCCAGAAGTGGAATTTAAATCAATTAATTCAAAGCCGCCAACTTGCCCTGCTCCATCGTAAATTAATCTGCTATTTCTATTGGTTGTTTGCAAATTTGCAATCGTAGGATTTGAAGTAGACAAAGAGTTTTCCGGATCAATTGCTATCCAATTAAACGAGTCGATACCAGTTGCATTTGGAACATCAGCTGCGACAAAGTAATCAACATCATAACCTGGCCCAACCTGATGTTGCACGTTTAAGCTTACTGATTCTATAGAAAGAAGACCATTGTCTACCTCAGGTATTGATATTGGCGAAGAGACAACTGTAGCTCTTCTATCGTGGTATTTGGAACCAATGTAAATATCTCTTAGACCAAACTCATAAATGTATGGTTTATCAGAATTATTTAAAATTTCATCAGGAAATGTTTTAAATAAAATTAAAGTAATACTAGAGTAGTTTAATGGATTTAGGTTAAAAGAAAATCTATCATAATCAGATCTAGTGTCTTTAATTATATTTTGTTCCGGCATTTCTGTGTTTAACGGTCTAGCCAAAACTCCAATTCCAACTCCGGAAGAAGCCAACACAGTGCCTTCAATTTTAGAAATTACATAATTAGAATTAACTGGTATAGTTATCACTGCACTGGCTACGCCTAATTCAGCGGACTCATATCTATACGACCAATATGTGTCAGTTAATCCATCGGTGATGTTTTCCAGTCCAGA